ACTGTTATGGTAGAATATACTGTATTCTAAATGCAAGTAGCTAAAGATGCATTTAAAAGTGTCCTCCCTTTTAACCTCGGACTACAAGAACATGTACAAGAGGTTAAAAGGTCACAGGAACAAATAGAGCAAAGATTTAAAAAAAGAACTTTGCAAACAGAACACAATAAAATGCATAGGGCTGAAAAGCTTTTTGAACAACAGCAATTAAGAGAAAAATTTTCAAATCAAAGAATCTATCTAAAAAAATTAGAAGGTCAAATTATAGACATGGAGGTATTATGATAAAAAAAGTATTAAAATATTTTAAAAGGTTATGGTGTGCATTGTTAAATCGTAAATGTCATCCAGATTGTGATTGTTGCTAATATGTCTGATTGGAAAAAATATAAATCTGTAGCTGCTGCTAAAAGAGCAAAATCTTTATATTTTAAAGGTTCAGATGGTAAAAAGAAAGTTGCTGTTTATAAAGAAGAACTTAATAAATGGAAAAAGAAAAATAAAGGTGCATATAAAGGCAGTGCTCTTGCTGCTTGGACAAAGACTAAAGGTAAAGATATTATCCCTTTAAGGCCTAAAATAAGACCTTATTCTGTAAATGCTAAGACTGTTCAGAGTAAAACAAAGACTTTTGTTGAAAAATATCTCAAAGAAGAAAAAATCAAAAAAGATAAAAGAAATAAAGAAGTAAAACAAACAAAAAGAAATTGGGAAAAAGTAAAAGCTAAGAGGGATGCAAATATTAAGAATACACCACCTAAAGTTGAAGTAAATATAGCTACTTTAAAACCTCTTAAAAATGGTGATAAATCTAAAGGCCCTACATCTTCTACTAAAAAAGATTCTTCACTAAATAAAACAATAACAAAAAAACTAAAATATGTCCCAACAGATAGTGCAACTATACTAGGTGAAACTAAAAGTGCTTCTAAACCTACAGTTCAAGTAACTGTAGCTACTTTAAAACCTCTTAAAAATGGTGATAAATCTAAAGGCCCTACATCTTCTACTAAAAAAGATTCTCCAGTAAATAAAACAAAACCAAAAGAACTTCCTTTATATCATAAACTTTTTGCATCAGAGCCTGGACCTGATTTTAAAAAATCAGCAGACCCTAGAAGTAAAAAATCACTAACTACAGATAAATATCTTATACTTTTTACAGCTAATCCTAAAAGTCTTACTAAACGACAAAAGTTTAGATTATACAAAAGTTTAAGAAGCCAAGGAAGATCTGTACCAAAAGCATTAAAAGATTTTGTAGTTAAAAATTACCCAGTATATAAAGAATCTAGTTAAAATGCATGATATAAGATTTTTAGTTAATTATATACTAGGTATTAAATTAAATAATAAGGAGAAAAAAACTATGACAGAAGAAGAACTTTTAGAAAAAGAAATAGCAGATAAGCAAAAACAATTACATGATCTAAGATACGGTGAAATTGAAAGTGCTTATGATGATTTTATGCAAGCAAAAGATGTTGCCCTTGAAAAATATAATCGTTGGAAAAAACTAGCAGAAACTAGGGGTGGTAATCCAAATAACATGTTATTCTATTTTAATTCTTGGAGAAAATAACGTAATAATATTATAATTACAATATATAGATTATAGAAATGAGAAAGAATAAAAATGCCAGAACCTATAACAATGGCAATAGCTGCATTTGGAGCTATCAAGACTGCTGTGGGTGCTGGCAAATCTATAGCCGAATTGGGCAAAGATATAGGAACTCTATTTGATGCAATAGATGACTGTAGAAATGCCCATACAAAAAAGAAAGACAGTGTATTTACAGGTAGTGCAAATGAACAAGCCTTAGATACATTTGTAAAATTACAGGAAGCTAAAGACTTAGAAAAAAATTTACGTGAAATAATAATAGCTACTAGAGGCTTTAATGCTTGGCAGGAGTTAGTTGCTTTGAGGGGGCAAATTAGAAGAGAACGTAAAGAACAACAAGAGGAATTAGAACGAAGACGAGAAGAAAAATTTGATGCTATTGTTATGTATGGTATGGCAGGTGTTGTGCTTATAGTTTTATTAGGTATTACAACATTAATTCTTCTTGGAACAACTGGAAAGATATAATGGCAAAAAATTTAACAGAAAAACAACAAAAGTTTCTTGATGTGCTTTTTGAAGAAGCACAAGGTAATCCTGTACAAGCTAAAAAACTTGCAGGATATGCAGATACAGTTTCTTCTACAGTTGTAATGGCAGCAGTACAAGATCAAGTTGCAGAACTTACTAAACAGTTTATTGCAACTCGTGGTCCTCAAGCAGCTTGGTCAATGTTGGAAGTAATGAATAACCCTACAAATTTAGGTAATAAAGAAAAAATGGCTGCAGCTAAAGATCTTCTTGATAGAGCTGGATTTGTTAAAACAGAAAAGGTAGAGGTAAAAGCAGAAAGTCCTTTATTTATTTTACCTCCTAAAGAAAATGACAATAACTAAAACTTGGAAATTACCAAAACCAGAAAAAATTGGTGATGATTACGAATGGCAATCTGTAGTAAGAATTGGTAGAACAATTCCATTTGGCTATAGACAAGACCCTAATGATTGTGATATACTACATCCAATATCAAAAGAACTAGAACTATTAGAGAAAGCTAAAAAATATATAAAACAATTTAGTTATAGGGAAGTAGCTGCTTGGCTAAGTGAACAATCAGGTAGATATATTTCTCATGTTGGTTTAATGAAAAGAGTAAAACTTGAAAACAAACGTAAGGCAGAAGCTTCAACTCAACGGTACTATGCTAAAAGGTACAAAGAAGCCTCGGAAAAAGCGGAAAAACTTGAAAAACAAAGAATTGGTACAAGAATCTTTTCCGAATCAGCTACAGTATAAAGAAGAAGAAACTGTAGAAAATAATAGAGAAGTAATTTTTGAACCTAATCCTGGCCCTCAGACAGAGTTTTTAGCTTCTACAGAACAAGAAGTATTATATGGTGGAAGTGCTGGTGGTGGCAAATCATATGCGATGGTTGCTGATCCAGTACGATACTTAAATAATCCAAATGCTAGGATGCTTTTAGTTCGTCGTAGTACAGAAGAATTAAGAGAATTAATCTCCGTATCTAAACAACTTTATCCAAAAGCAATCCCAGGAATAAAGTTTATGGAAAGAGATAAAACTTGGGTAGCACCATCTGGTGCAACATTATGGATGTCATATCTTGATAGAGATGATGATGTTATGAGATACCAAGGACAAGCTTTTAACTGGATTGGTTTTGATGAACTTACACAATGGCCTAGTCCTTATCCTTGGAACTATATGAGATCTCGTTTAAGAACTACTAAAGCTAGTGGCTTACCTTTATATATGAGAGCTACAAGCAACCCTGGAGGTCCAGGTCATAGTTGGGTAAAGAAAACTTTTATTGATCCTGATGTACCTAACAATCCTTTTTGGGCAACTGATCCAGACTCAGGTGAAGTTATTAAATGGCCTAGAGGACACACAAGAGAGGGTGATCCATTATTTAGAAGAAGGTTTATTCCAGCAACTCTTTTTGATAATCCTTATCTTTCTGAAGATGGAATGTATGAAGCCAATCTTCTTTCGTTACCTGAACATCAAAGAAGACAATTATTAGAAGGTGATTGGGACGTTAATGAAGGTGCAGCATTTCCTGAGTTTAATAGGAGTATACATGTTGTTGAACCCTATGATATACCTTCTGCTTGGGTACATTTTAGGGCTTGCGATTATGGGTATGGTTCCCATACTGGTGTGGTCTGGATTGCTGTTACTCCTGCAGAACAACTAGTTGTATACAGAGAAATGTATGTTTCTAAAGTAACTGCTACAGATTTAGCAGATATGGTATTAGAAGCAGAAGAAGGGGAGAAGATGAGATATGGTGTGCTCGACAGTTCTCTTTGGCATAATAGGGGTGATACTGGCCCATCTCTTGCTGAACAAATGATAATGAAAGGCTGCAGATGGAGACCATCAGACCGATCAAGAGGATCTCGTGTATCAGGTAAAAATGAATTGCATAGAAGACTACAAATAGATGAG